CAAGCAACCGGCACCACGACTGGTGCGGACTACATCCCAACGCAAACAAGCCCCGGCGAAATACTACCGGGAGCCAGCGGCCTAATCTACCTATATAGCGGCTACGCGTTACGCTACGCAACGGCTAGCAGCACCTATGAGGCGGGCGACGATATACCAAATGGCCTAGTGTGGACATCTTTAGCTGACAGCAACACCCCCGATTGGCTTACCGTGGGAGCAGAATGTAGCCATATGCAAGGCAATGAATCGGTGAAGTACTGCAAGATCGAACGACTGAGTGGCAGGTACGGCAACACCGGCATTGACCTAACGATAAACAAAGAAGTAGGAGGAATACCGATTACCGTAAGAAGTGGCGAGCTAGTGGACTGATGGCAAAGTCATTGTTCTCCAAGTCCGACATAACACCAAGAACAAAAAATCTGCCAACCATATCATCAACAACCAATCTAAATAATCTTTTAAGAATCAATGTAAAAAATATACCAGGACCGGAAATTGTAAGCGGCTTCCAGCGAGCGATAAATCGCGCAAGCCAACGAATCACGACAGATCTAAAAAAGGCGCTAGATGATGCACTGAAAAGCAATGTGTGGTCTGGCACGAATGGAGACAACGATATTTTTGACAGCGGTCAACTATTAAGCAGTGGCTCTGTAAGCATCACCCAAAATGGCATCAAAATATCATATACCGCTCCATACGCGAATTTAATTCATTATGGTGGTTACATCTATCCGTACGGCAATCAAAACGCGCGTATATACCTGCCACCCAGGCCATGGGTCGAATCAGTACTGCTAGGCAATGGACCCGTGCCCAAATTCGATTTCCTGTCATATTACCTACAGGAAATAAGATCAGAATTCCGTTAATTGGAATCATATGGGCACTGATCAAAAATAAATGACCACTCTACCGTTTGTTGTCCAGCCTCGTCGCAAGCCGATTGTCGAACTGATTGGCAGTGAGGAGTCAGGGCAAATTGAAGTCGAACGTCGCGGGTACCTAAGCACTGGCGAGAAGGCATTCGTACAACAAGTACAGCAATTTGACAATGGAACCAGTGAGATCATTACGGTAAGCCGTCGTGTTGCCCGCAAGTATTCGTTGGGCATGGACAAAGCATACAACTTGGTGCTTGCAATCATCTCTGGCCTGCCGGTAGAAGAAGATGCAGACAAGGTATTGATTGCAATAATTGAAGAAGACTTTGCCGAAGAGCTGACGGGTGTTGTGCGCGGCCTGGCAGCGGGGCAAACACGCGAAGAGTTGATCATGGCTGCATGCATGCTACGTTATCGCGTTAATCCCGACTTCGAGATCAGTGAAGTAAGCACCGTTCATCCTGATATCATTAGCGGATTGGCAGCGCTATACCGGGACGAGGAAAGTCGTTCACTGGAAGCATTTAATACCGAAAAGGAAGAAGGCGTAAAGGAATCAATTGAGGAAATCGAAAAAAAGCACGAGAAGGTTACAAAATCCCGTTCGAAGACTACTACTGGCGACTAAAGCACGGATTTCCAGGTGACAAGGAGTTCACGCTAGAGAGCTACTGGCAGCTACCGTATTCATACGTTATAAATGCAGTAGCGAGCCTGGCAAGGCTAACAAAAGAAAACCTACACAATCAAGAAAGGCCAATTGCATATTTGGCCTTTCAGAATGCTGAACTCAATCGGGACAAGAAAAAAAGAAACAGGCCGTACAAGCCTGATGAGTTTTACTTCTACCAAACAGAAGACGACCGCAACCTACCGGAACCGAAGTACGGCGCGGCAGCCTATGCGTTAATAGAAAAGGGCCTGTTCCCTTCGTGGGCTCTTTTTGTCTACAAGGACCTAAAGGAAAGGGCAGGTAACGCAATGGCACCGGAATTATTGTGCTTTAGCTGCGAAAATGCCATCATTTTAGCACCAAGCGTCGAAGATGGAAAAATCAGCGGCATGTTAATTGCAGGCAACGAATGCTCGGGCAAAGTGCTAGAAATGTCTTCACCATGCGGCAAAAAGGTAACCGTAAGAATGCCGCCAATCAATGGGCGATACATCGCCGATGAAGACGCAGAAATCAGGTTACTATACTAACTCGTCTAGTGTATGACGAAGTTCTTCTTCTGTCGGCAGGCGAGAATACTGCAGCCAGAACCGAATCCTTGCTTCACGTTCTTTGTCATAGAATGGCTGAGATCTAAACCAAGGAAGCCAATCACTGGAGCCCTTGCTTTGGTTGTGCTGCTTGCATGCTGGAAGACAGTTCCGACTGATGTCTTCACCTCCTTTGCTGCGAGGCTTAAGGTGATCAATTGTCAATGAACTATCCGAAATAGGTGGCTGCCCACAGAAACAACACCTGTTATCCCATGCATCTTTAATCGCCTTGCGCCAACGACGCTTGGCTTCACCGCTTGTCAAGCATTCCATGGTTGCCATGTACTGATGATAAGATTCAACTGCCTCACCAAGAGGCACGATCGAGCGATCGTTCATCGAGAAGCTATCAATTCAGGATTCTACAAGTAATGAGAACTGGTGGATGATCAGACATCTCATGGCTTGCAAGCAACCGTGCTCTAGTTTGCCACTTTATGATCGCGGAAGACTAAGTAAAAATCATCACAGCCATGTCACAACAGCATGCGGATAGCCCTGAATTGATTTATGAAACATTAACGGAAGACCAGACATTCATGGCCCTGGTTGGAACCAGGATCTTCGAAAGCAGTGCCACCGAATTTGATGCTATATCAATAGTAACACCTGGAGAATCACTACCAAAGATTAAAAGTCAGTCTGGGCTTGAGGTGATCATCCATGACGTAAGTCAGCTTAGCAGAAGGGACTACATAACCGAACAATATGACATAACGACAACATGGAAGGTATTCCTGCTTGCGTGGCCGGGCGCAAACGGGTCTACACTAAATAGCGCAGCAAAACGAATCATGGAACTTTTCAGCAAGGCATCAACACTTGAAACCAATCCAACCGCGAGTGGCCTTGGAGCTATGGCGCAACTGCTTGTATTGATTCCATCAGATTCTGTAGTATTGGCAGAATAGTAATTAAGGTAAATTTGGAACTCTAGATTAGGCAGGTAGGCACCTGCTCCGTTGTTTCATGCCGAAACGGCATTCCTACCTGACAAATCATGGCAAATTTCTCTACTGCATTCGGCTACGATGTTTACATCGTGCCCCTTAAGTCTTCTGAGGTTGATACTGCGTTTACCGGTGTTACTGCCGCTACCGGTGCCAGTGGCTTCATTAATACCTCTAGCCTCGTCGGCGCTGGTGACACGGTTTCGTACGCCAATGGCATCTTCACTGTCGAAAGCACTGCTTTTGATATGGATGGTGCGGATAAGCCTGTTCGCCTGGCTGGCCTGACCAATGCAGCCCTGGAGACCGACACCAACTCCGAAGATGTCGTCACCTATGACGACGAAACCAAGGGCTTCAACCTGAGCCTGCCGACCTCGAAGACCTGGAGCGTGTCCCTGGCTGGTGTTGCTGACTTCAAGGATGCCGGCTACCACATCCTGAGGCTGACTGAGCAGAATACTGTGGCGGACGCTCTGCGCATCAAGTTCGTGCGTGTCGGTCCCACCGGTACCGACGAGGCTACCTACGGCTACGGCACCCTGACTGGCTACACTGAGTCGATCGAAGCAGGCTCGATTGTGTCCTGGGAAGCAACCGTCCAAGGCTATGGTCCGTATCGCATCGACATTGACGCAAACGCTTGATTTAGCAAGCTCTGAGGCCCATATGGGGCCTCTTTTTTTTGACAAAATAGGAAGACTAAGTCGCTATATAAAAAATAATGGCGAAAGAAGCTCTTGAGTTCGAAGCTAAAGTAGGCGTCAGCGAACTCAACAGACTTCTTCGTGACCTGCAGACTGGAGCGCAAGGTGCCGCCCAGGCAATCAATGATGCCTTTGGTGGCACCGTAACCAAGAAACTGGTAATACAGCAAGTTGTAGACGGCAACGGCGTCAGACAGCTTGTCGCATCAGAAAAAGAAAGGCTATCAGTTGCTGATGCGATTGAAAGCAAGCTCAGGCAAATTCAAAAAGTAGAAAGGGGAAGTGTCACCAGCCTTAGGCAGCAAGTAAATGAAGCAAAGCAAGCCAGAGATGCGATAGCAAAATATGAAACGTCTTTTACTGGAATTGGCACAAAAGTAGAGCGCATTAGTGACACTTGGGCCGCACAAAACCAGAGGCTTGGCGAACTTCAAAGGCAACTAGATGTCGCCAATGCATCAGGCTTCTGGGAAAAGGCAAAAACTGGCCTCAGGGTTGGCGGACTAGTTGATTTTGCTAATGGCCTAACACAGGTTACGATTGGGTTGCAGTCC